CTTGTCGGGGGTGATCGTCCAGCTTTCATCGGCCGGTCGGATCGCGCCCTGGTTGATGACGAACTGCGATCCCGCCGACTTGCCCGCGTTGTTCAGCAGCGCGCGCAACGCCGCGTTGGTAACGCGCTGTGGCGTCCGCATCTGCTCGGCGACGCCGACGCCTGCCCAGTGCTTCGCGCGGCGCTGCCACGGCATCGAGTGGTACGGGAACGCGCCGCTATCAAGCGGGTTGATCGTGCCGCGCACGACCGAGTCATTGATCAGCGTGACGATGCAGTGGCCCTCGGTCTCTCCGTCATCATCCTGCGGCGACTTGCCTGACGCATGGTCGATCGCGGCCATCTCGTCGCGGGTCAGTTGCCCGTGGAAATACCAGACCTCGAAACGGCCCTTCTGCGTCTTCGATCCGCGGCCGTCACCCTCGGTGTTGCACTTGTTCGGGCCTTCCTCGAGTACCTTGTCGATCTGGTCGGCGATGTACCCGGGCAGCTTCTTCAGCCCACGCACCTGGCGCGCGCTCATGTGGTCACGCTCGAAAACGTAATCGCCGTCCTGGATGTTCTCGCCGCAGGCGGCGTCCGGGAAAATGTCCCACGGGTCTTTCCACTCGGCCGCCGGGATTATTTTCTCCTTGATCTGCAGCTCGATGGCGTTGCCGTCCTTGGGCTCGGTGATCGCCATCACCCGCTTGGACCGCGGGGTCGGGGCCTTGAGCACGCCCACGCCGATGCGCGCGCTGTCCGCGATCACCTTCCGGATCTCGGCGCGGTATTGGGTCTCGGTCATCCAATCATCGATGCGCGTTTCGGCGGCTTTGGCTTTCTTGCGCGCCAACTCGATCGCCTCGATGGCGAAATCGCGGACGGTGAGCGGGACGCGGGGCGCGGCGGCCGCTTGTGGCTGGCCTGCGGCGGCTGGCGGCGGTGCGGCACCAGGCGCGGCGGGCGTCGGTCCAGCCATTGCCGGCGTAGCGGCCGGTGCCGGGGCGGGCATAGCTGGCGGCGGTGCCGCGGGAGCCGGAGTTGCGGCCGGCGGCGGCGTATCGCCGGGAGCGATCGGGCGGGTGAGCGGCACGCCAAGGCCGGAGTGCACGACGTGGCTGTCGTCCTCCTTGGCCTCGATCAACTCCGGCACCGGCATCGCGTCGAAGCTGAACGCCTTGTCGTCGGCGGGCAGCAGGATTTCGCCCAACTTTGCGACACCAGCATCCACGTAGCGGCTGGTCAGGCGGAGGAACACGGTCGATTTGTGATCGCCGCCCCGATTGCGACGGCCGGTTATCACCGGGCCGTCCATCGACATGGGTTTCATCCACTTGTTGTCGGTAAACTCGTGCCGGTTGGCGTCGTCTATCCCGAGATACGACTCCTCGCACTCGCGCCAGGTCGACTCGATGCCGGACGAGGCCCGCGCGCCCTTGGCCTCCTCGCGCTTGGATGCGATCTCGACGCCGATCGCCGCCAGCACCGACGCATCCGGTGTCAGGTGCGGCGCTATCGCGTCGAGCACCTCTTGCGGCAGGTCTGGCAGGTCGGAGATGGTATCGGACATGCGGGCGGGATGCTCAACTGGTGGCGGAGGGTGCGATGGCGTCGGAAATGGAGGATCGTGTTGCGAGGGCCATGGCGGCCTATGTCGCGACCTTGCCGAAGACGAGTGACGACGCGCCGTTTATCTACAAGCACCGGATCGAGTTGGCCCGCGCCGCCATCGCGGCGATGGGCTCAATGCAATCCAGAGATACGGCGCCGCGCGACGGTACGGAGTTCCTCGCGCGGGTTATGGACCGACATCCATTCAGCGCGGGGCCGGAATACCGATGGGACATTGCCCGTTGGACCGGCAACGCGCCGGATAGTCAGATCGGAAATCTCGCTTCGCGCTCAGGCTCGATCGTGACGCATTGGATGACGTTGCCATCGCCGCCGGAGCGAGTGGGTCAGCCGCCGCGGTAGATGCCGTCGCCGCCACGTAGCGCATTGGCGGGGAACGCAGGTGCATCGCTGGGCTTCTGAAACTCATCGAGCGTGACCCGACGCGCCTCGCCATCAGCCACCTGCAAAACTCCAGTGCCAAGCACCGCCGCATCGCCCGCCGCTGTAGCCAAGCATTCGGTGTAAGCGTACTGGCGCGGACACGGGTTGAGCGCCTCGCTCAGATGGCATGTGCATGAACGCACATTGTCGCTGTCGGTTTGGCGATACTGTGACGGATCACCAGATGCCGCCGGCAGCGCTTCCACCGCACACGACGGAACATTGGCGAAAAGAGCGGTGAGCTTACCGCGCAACTCGTCCCTGTCCGCCGTCAGTTCCTCAATACGCTCGCGCTGCGTGGCGATCGTGGCCTGCGCATCGAGCACGTCCTGCATCGCAGACTGCCGCTCCTCTCTGGCTTCGTCGATCGTCTCGCAATACCGCGCCAGCATGTGATCACGCTCGGCCAGCAGCAGTCTCGCCTGCGCCAGATTCTGCTGTGTCTCGGCGAGCAACACCGCGCCGGTCGGCGTCAGTGGGTAATCGCCCGGCGGGATAACCCGCACCGCAGTATCCGTCATGGCGCACGTCCTCCGTCCGTCCCGGTCAGCCTACCGTGCCTTCCGGTGGAAGTAACGGCACCAGCCTTCAGCGGCCACCCGACCCTGCACACGCTCGCACTCACCCGCGTCGTAGTGCGCGCAGATCGCGCAGTGCTCCGCCATGGTGCCCTTGGGCGTGTACCGCGCCTCCGCCTTGGTCGCCTTCGCGGCCGGCGCGTCGGGCGCCATGTTGATCAGCGACGGCACCGTGTCGCGACTTCACCATCGATACCAGCCGAGGCGCGGCCCGGCCAATCCGCCGAACAACAGCAGAACGACCAGCACGATCAGAACAATCCCGAGCAGGTTGCCGCCGCCGAAGCTCACCGCGCCGGTGCGGTAGCCGTAGCCGCCGCCGAACAGAATCAGCAGCACGAGGATGATGATGATCAGGTCCATCGGCGTCTCCTACCCGAGCAGGCCCATGCCCGCGTCGGCGTTCACGAACGCAGGCACGTTCGCCTTCGGCATCTCGCCCTCGTTCCTGATGCGGTCCACGATCTCGGCCAGCCCGCCAAACGCATCCGCCCCGTGCGACGAGATATCGTGCGTCGGCCCGGTCGGCTCCTGCGTGGTGCGCGGCACGTTGCGCTTGTATCGCTTCAGCCGCTCCATCAGGTGCGCCGCGCCAAGCAGCCGGTCCGGCCGATCCGGCGGGGTGTCGAACTTCGAGTTGTCGAGGTAGATGCGCGGGAACATCATGCGGCCCGCCCGTACCCGCGCCTCGGGGTCTGACTTCGGGATGATCACCACTTTGCACCCCAGCCCTTCCAGCGTCTTCTTCGCGTTCGTCCCGCTGGTCGGATGGTGCTGCTCAGCGTCGGGCGGCAGCCAATCGGTGCCCCACTTGTAGTTCAGCCGGTCCATCGCCGTGATCATGTTGCTGTACGTGATGTGCGACTCTTCGAGGTAGTTGATCACGTTCAGCGCCGATGGGTGCGGCTTCTGCACCATCACGCACACCATCAGGTCGTTCCAGCCGAGATCCCAGATGCGGTGCACGGGCAGGCGCGGATCGTAGGGGATCGGGCGGAACCGGCCCTCGGTGATCATCTCGACCACCTCGGTTGCGTAGATCGCGCCGACAACGACGACGCGGGGCTTTCCGTCCCAGATGTTTGGATAATCTTCTTTCGAGTGGATCAGGTCATACTGGCGGAGTTTCTCCATCTCCGGCGTCCACCAGCCGCACGCTAACGCGTCGCGCCAGTTCATTTCCCGCACCATGGCGCCCGGCGGCGGGTTGACTACGAAGCGTTCCCAGGTCTCGTCGCTATCCATATCGGGGTTGAAGCTCGCCCACACCTCGGAGTTTTTGGTGCGGAAGATGGTCGGCAGTGCGATCTGGAAACTGCGTCGGCTGATTGCCTGCGCTTCCTCCAGCCAGAGTATGTCAAAGCCCTCGTACGATTTCAGGCTTTCGGCGGTCTGATCGGACAGGCCGGTAAACCGGAATAGCGTGTCCTGGCGTGTGCCGCGGATCGCGTTCTCCGTCACGTCGTACAGGTCGCCGTAGTCAAGTCCCTTGATCTGGTCCTTCAATAGCTGGTGCACCGATTGCGCCAGCGACTTCTGCACCTCGCGGGCGCACAGGATGCGGAGCGGTTGATGCACGCCGAGCGTCAGCAGCGCGCGGGCGAAACTCCACGATTTCAGCGATCCGCGTCCGCCCCACGCGACCTTGTAGGCGTGCATCTCCATGAGGAACGCGAGTTTCCGGGGGAGCTGAAACCGGACGAGTTTCTCTGCCGGCTGACCGGCCGGTGTGCGTTTAAGTGCGGCGCTCATCCGTCACGCGGTATCTGGACCCGGCTCCGGCTCCCGGTCGATCGGCGTGACCGGCATTCCGTTCTCGTCCAGCCCAAGTTCGGCCATCACCGCCGCCGCAACCACGTCGTCCAACCAACCACCCGCCACACGCGCCCGCTCCAGCACGGCCGTCACACGCTCCAGCGCATTCATGCGCGCGGCGGGTCCGTCTCGGCCTGCGCCGCAGGCTGCGCCTGCTGCGCCCGCTGTGCTGCCGCTGCCTGCGTCCGCTGCGTTGCGTCGCGCTCGCGCCCGACCCTCGCGGTTTCATCGCGTGCGACCTGCGCCGCCTTTTCCGCGTCGGCTGCCGGCTTGGCGGCCTCGGCCTTCTGCGCGTTCAGTGCATCGCGCGCAGCCTTCGCCTTGTCGGCGGCTTCCTTCGCCGCGGTCTCGTGCGCCACGACCTCATCCTCGGTGATGCCAGGCATCACGACCGGCTTGGCGTTCTTCGCCTCACCGGCGGGATCGAGGCCGAGCTGTGCCACCAGATCGGCGGCGACGGCCTCGTCAGTCCATTGCCGGGCTTCGCGGTGGCCGGCGAGGACGGCGATTACGCATTCGAGGTTGGTTGTCATTTCACGCTCCGGGTTGAGGAATGGTGCTTGTAAGACGGGGTAATACGTTGTATGCTACACGTCAGATAGAGGACAGGGCAGATGACCGAACTCAGCTTCCGCTTCGTGAACCGAGAAGGCCAGGACGTCAGCGATACCGACGCCGTGGGGTATCTCGTCCGCGACTACTTCGGCCGCGATCTTAACGACATCCTTAGCTCGCGCGCACCTGGCGAAGTCCGTTCGCTGCTGCGCGCCGCTTATCGCGGCCCCGACTGCGACGGTATCGGCCTGGAATGGACGGTGGTGTGATGAGCGATCATCCCGACAACATCGTGCTGGCGCGGTTGCGTGAAATCCGCGACTTGCTTGGCGAGATCCGCACCGACACCTCCGATATCAGGCTGCGCGTCGGAATGCTGGAAGGTGGTTACGCCTCGATCTCGTTGCGCCTCGATCGCCTGGCCGGCGACATGGAACGGGTTAAGCGTCGCCTCGATCTGGTAGATGTCCCATGAGCACCACCACCAACACCCGAACCACCACCGTCCGCCTCCCCGCCGCGTTGCTGCGCGCCGTCGAGGCCGCAGCCCGGCGCGACGATCGAACAGTATCGGCGATCGTGCGGCTGGCGCTGGCGGATTGGCTGGCGAACCAGCGCCAACAGACGAACGCCCGGCTTACCGTTGGAGCCGACCGACAATGACCGACGCCGAACGCCTCGACTTGAAGGACAAGCTACTGATGGCCGACCTCACGCTGAAAACGAAACAAGCGTTCTGGGAGACGCCTCGGAACATCGTCCTGATTGTAACCGCTGCCGCCGGTATCTCCGGCCTGCTTGGCTACAAACTAGGCAGCGCACCGCAAACCATCACCGTTCACCTCGATGCGCCGCTGACCATTCAGCCCGCAAACCCCGCGTCTAGATAGCGCACGACTAGGACACCCAGACCATGAAACGCATTGCGATCGCGCTTACGATCATCAGCCTCACCGGCTGCGCATCTGAATCCATCGAACGTCAGGCGTTCCATGCCTGCCCGATCATCAGAGACGAGAAAGTCTCGACGAAATGCTACAATGCGCAGTTAGCCCGCCTGCAAGCCCAACAGCAGGCCGACGAGAATGCCGCCGCTATGGTGCTGCTCGGCGGCACGGCGTTCGTGAACGGCTGGAACGCTGGCCGGGATCAGCCGCTG